AGGATCAATTAAAAAAACGAACCACTCTTGGCAAAATTGAATCCGATCAAGATTTAAAATATTATATTAACGACGAAATTTTGACTTCAAAATGTCCTAAATGCCATATCGCATATCATGATTTTGATGGATGTTGTGCTCTCGTATGTAAAAGTTGTCATACTTATTTTTGTGCGTATTGTCGTCATATTTCTCCAACGAATCAAGAAATCCACCAACACGTATTGACTTGTCCACTGTCACAAAACAAAAATCATTATTTTATCCAGGCAAAAAATAAAGATGAAGTAAATAATGGATTTATACTGCGAAAATTTAAAGAATTATTAGATAGACATCCTATATATTTTCATGAAATAATAGAAATGATGCCGGGAAAAATAAAAGAAAATTATGAAGCAGAAATCCGTCAATTTGAAAATCAGAATCCAATAGCTCAATTTGTTTCGGACAACTTTAATTTAGATGAATTACAATTAAAATGTCCCCCTAAAATATCACTATCAAAAATTGGAATGGCGATTGGTGTTGGTGCAGTTATTGGAATATTCATGAGAACAGCATTGAAACGATTTTGGTCATAATAAAATCCACAATGGTCCAATGAAGTATATTTGGGATAAAAAAAGGAGATATTGTAAAAAATTAATGATTTAGTTATGAAGTTTATAGGAGGTTTCCATAATGGGGGGGTCCAACGGCCAGCGCTTTGAGCGATAAATTTGATGGTGAAAAATGGAGATGAAATAAACTTTGATTTTAAACTAAATGGTAAATCCAATAACATGTTTTTTAGTTTTTATTTACCATTTAGTTTAAATTTTTCCAGTGGACTATTAAATGGTCGCTTAAATCTTGTTTTTTAGCACTCCTTAAATAATTTGAAAATATCTCCATTGATATAATTATTATCCACTATAAACACCAAATAAAATGTATCATGAATATGTTTAATTAATTTATACGAATCGCTTTCCAAATCATAAATATTAGCCCACTCCGTCATCCATAACTGAAATGCATCTTTTTTCCAAATAAGAAAACTATTGTAATCCACAATAGTGGGTTGAACTATTTCTTTATTGGGAAATACACCCCATGTCACAGCATTAATTGTTTTTTTATCACAATTTGTAATTACTTGTCCATTGTGATTTACGGCACAATAAGAAATATTAGTGGTACCATTGGCATTACTACCATAAGTCCAAAATTTAGATTTAAGCGTATTGAAATTATCCAAAGAACAAAAAAATTCCAAATAAGCCTTTTGATATAAATATCCATCTGTCCCACCCCATCCAAATACTGGATTATTTGATGATATTCCATTAATACATGGTTGACTATTAATCGTAAAATACCCAGATTTATTTAATTGTATCAATTCTTTGGAAATTTTCAGACTTTCTGGTAAAACTGTATCACACCATGGAATGTATTGTACACGTTTTTCTAAAAATCCTATAAAAACATTTGCAACATCCTCCAATTTAACAGGTGTCCCCCACAGTTTTTGTTTATTTGTGATAGTTCCAAGACTGACACTGAATAAATGGTAATCATTGATATCCCCATATTGTGCTTCTTTATTGTCACCCCACCGACCATTTGGAAATTTATTCCAATCACTTGTGCGATCAATATAGTATTTTTTAATATTAGACCAAAAAATAGGTCGTATACTTTCTTCGACATCAATTCGTGATTTCCAAGGCAAATTGCGTTTTTCTGGAATTTTGTCCAAGAGACCCAAATTTTGTATTACTTGTTTACAACTATCCATTCGATTCAATGTATAAAAGTGAAGTCCACATAAACCAGATTTAATAATTTCTTGACACATTTTAGTGGCATATTGAATACCAAATGAAGTTACTTTTGCATCATCATTTTTAATTTCTTCCAAAGTTTCCATAAGTGAATCTGGAACATGAACTCGACAAAATCCAGTCATTCGCTTGAAATTTCTATAATTAATAATTGGTAAAATACCCGGCAAAATAGGACAAGTGATTCCAATTGCGCGACAATCCTTGATAAATTGAAAAAATTTGTCCAAATCATAAAAAATTTGTGTAATAATAAAATCAGCACCAGCATCAACTTTTTGTTTTAGATAACCTAAATCATCTTGATAATTTCCATCTGGGTGACCTTCCGGATATCCAGCAACAGATATTCCAAAATGGTTTCCATATTGAGTACGAATAAATTTCACTAAATCAATTGCATATTTAAATTTGTTGTCCGTCTCTTTCCAAGTAGAATCATGAAAATGGTTTTGGCACGGATCACCTCGTAATGCCAGGATATTTCGAATTCCATGTTGTTTTGCATAATCTAAAGATTGTATGACAAGATCATGATTGATATTTGTACAGGTTAAATGCATTTGTGTTTCTAAACAAAAGACTTGTTGAATGTTTTTTGAAATACCCATCGTTAAGTTAGAAGTTGACCCACCAGCACCCCATGTAATGTCAATGAATAAAGGTTCCAATTTACTCATGGACTCCATTTTTAAATAAAGATTTTGAAGACCAGTTTTTGTTTTTGGTGGAAAATATTCAAAAGAATAAAATATTTTTTTATTGGATAATTCTTGGTTTATTTTATCAATAATTTTCATAGTGTTTCTATGAACGAAGAAAAAAAAAATAAAAATATTAACTTAAAAATACCATTTGTTCACAAACCATTAAATCAACATGTTTTATGAAAACGCAATTCCAATTCAAAAATGCAAACAATATGCCCAAATGATCGAAACAATTCAAACAAATATATCTGAATATCGAAAACTAATTAATAATCGGTTTCATTTACCAGAACTAAGTACACAACTTCATATATTTTTAATGAAATATAAAATCAACTTACCTCCATACAAGAAAATCCACCCATTATTTTATTTTAATCGTTATGCCAAAAATCAAGATATGTATATTCACCAAGATCATTTTCGAAAATATGAAGACAATCTCGTCACAAAATATACGTTGGTTCTTTATTTAAATGATGATTTTGCAGGAGGAGAAACTGTGATTTATGACACGGATGGTCGAACAGTTAAAAAAATCATAAAACCTAAACAGGGTTCGATTTTAATTTTTCCCATAGACCAATATCATAGTGTCAAAAAAATAAAAAATAATTCAATAAAGTACGTTTTAATTACGGAACTTTTGGGTTATCAATCATAAAACATTTTGTAGGAAATCAAACATAATAAAAGCTCATTATAATTTATCTTTATTTATTTACCGAAAACATTTCCACTACATTTTGTAAAATCTGTATTTTTCCATCAGCCATTTTTGATATATTTTCCAAATTAGAAATGATATTTTGAATATCTCCAATACTTTCTTGAGAAATCATTTTACTTTTAGATGGTTCTGGAAGCAAACTTAAAATAATATTAACAGATTTTAGGACAATAAGTTTAGAGTGTTTTTGAATTTCGTATAAAAATTTATCAGTGTTGTTTCGCTCTGAACATTTCATAAATTCAGTATTTTCCATTTTAGATTGAAAGGATTCATAAATTCGAATAAAATCTTCTAATTTTGCACAAAATAATTGATTTTCCAAATCGTCTATATCGTTTTCTTCATCAATTTCAGTATTGTGTTTATTAAAATTATTTATGGATCCTTTTAAAGTTTGTCGTAAAATATCACCACATTGAATGACGTTTTTTAATGAGCGAAATTGTATAATGCTTCTTATTACTGGATTGTCAGACTCTTTAAATTTTCGCTCTAATTGATCATCTGACATGACCAAATTTGCGGTTTCAAACAACTTAGAATATTTTTCATTGATACCTTGGTATTTTTCCATTAGATCATTAAAATTTGTCTTTGTATTTAATTCAAATACTTTTGTGTAAAATTGTCTTAATTTTGAAATAAATGGTTTTGAGTCTCGATTTTCATCTTCTTGTTCATGTGGATATCGATCTAAATATTCTAACGTAATATACACTAATTCAACTAATTTCATATTGATATTACTGGTTGATGGTGTAATTCCAGGTGGCCATTTATAAAATTTAGTATCAATGAGTGAAGTAAGAAAACAAATGATGGAAGCTTTAAAATTGTTTTTAGCTGTATCTAAAAATAAATCCATTGAACTGGATGATGAATCGAAAATATTTATTATTAATTTCAAAAAAAGACGCAACTTAAAATCAAATTTTATATTTATTTTTTGTTTCAAATAAAATTTGATTTTTTTTTGATTTATTATTAGATTTGTATTTTTAAATCATAATGACCACCATTAACACCATTGGCAATAATACAACCATTGACACCATCGACATTTCCATCACCACTGGCAACACCAGTGACAGCACCAGTGACAGCACCAGTGACAATACTCGTTCTAGTTCTAGTCCAAGTCGCACTGGAAACACTATGACCAATTCGATCACTTCGACCACCCCAATTATTTCAGCTAAATTTATAAAAACAAATAGTTTTTATAAAACCAGTTCGGTTGGATGCCGCAAAAGAAAACATATCAAGATTATTCAACCACAAATTGCACAAAGACCGCCCAAAATCGCAAATCACGCATGGAAAAAAAAAGATAAAAAGTTTCGTTGTTCTCATTGTGATTTTACCAGCTTGAAAAAATCTACAATATCAGAACACGCAATTCGACATTATCCACCAGAATATTCATGTACAGAATGTGGCGACTTATTTTATACAAAAAGTTGTTATCTAAATCATTTTATTCACAAGTGTCGATATTGTTCGAAAAAAATCCAGGGAAAAGTAAATCGAGACACACACGAAAATCGATGTCCCAAAAATAAAAATCCAGATAAAACTTCTCACAAATGTCAATTTTGCCGCAAAACACTAAAAGGCAAAATGAATTATGATGTGCATGTGAAAAACTGCACTTGCAATCCACAAAGCTCTTTTTACATTGACAAAGAAAGTTTGAAAAAATGTCGCCATTGTCATAAAAAATTTGGCACTCGTTATACACGTAAAAATCATGAAAATATTTGTCAAGAAAATATTTTAGGATCAAGTTATGAAACAGACGAAGAATTACGATTACGAACTTGTGAGTTTTGTAACGATAAATTGGGTAATATGTACACCTGCAAACGACATAAAATAATTTGCAAAAAAAATCCCAAAAACCAAAAGGCAAAAATTGCCAATGGCAGTGACATTTCAAATATTCCTCATACATTATTGATGGATGATGTACATATTCACACTCACACTCACACTCCAAAAACTGTGATGGATGTATCACAAATTACTAAACCATCTAATAAATCAAAAAAGCGAAAATTATCTGAAACCACTCCTAAAATATCAAAAACAAAAATTATCAAGATTTCAATTGGTAGAACCGCCGCAATCTAACAATATAAACCATTCTTTAAATAAAAAATTAAAATTTTTATTTTTTCAAACACATCACTCGTGGTAATTCATAATAAGCAACAACATGATTATTAATTGTCATGTCATTTTTCAAACAATTTTCATCATGAACACCACGTTTATCCCAGCTAAATTCAATATTTTCTATTGGAAAATGACTATTAAATTGTAAATTTTTGTTTTTTTTATCTTTATCAATCTCCAAACTATTACTTAAATCACTTTTAATATGTCGCTCAGTGATCTTCATTGGTTGCGGTTTTGGATTTTTCATTTTCCCACCATCTATAGATACACGTTGATCTGGTTCTCCAACAGTTCTTGAATTAACTTGGTGGATAAAATTTACTGTAAAATTAAAGTCTTTGTCCATTACAAATTTTGTCTTAATTTTAGTTTTTATATAACTTTTTTCAATTGTAAAAAAATCAACATGATATTTAACGTTGTCGTATTCATCCATTTCAATTTCAACATGGTCAATTTCATGAAACAATTTATTTGGAGATATCAATTTTGGTAAAATAATATTTTTGAGAAGTTTTTTAATAAATTTATACATGTCTGTATTTGTATTTCCTGGCAGATAAACGTGTTTTCTGGTTTTTCCATGTAATTCAATATCAAATCGCTCAATATTTGTTTGATGTTGGTTGGTATGTGGCGATGATTTCCATTGGACCAGATAAAAAAGCACAAGAACAGATGTGACTAAAAGTACTATACCTAAGTTCAACATATATATTATATTAGTTCGATAAAAAAAAATTTGATATTTTTTTACCAGATTAATCATTTTAAACTAATTGACAACTAATTGACCAGCAAACCAGCCATTTCCATTTCTAACCACCACCCATAAACAACATACCATGAACATTTTTATCAAGGCTTTTGGTAAAACATTGTCATTCCAAGTGGAACCAGATGACACTGTGATTTCACTAAAGCAAAAATTGCTGGATAAGACTGGTGTTGATTTACTCAAATTATTTAAGTATCCCAGAAATAAAACAAAGTATGATTTGATTCACTTACAGATACCATAAAATATAGGTAAAACTATGTTAAACCACATATCTCACAAATGCCCTGAAATCACTTTCGGGGCAAATTCTAACGGACTCGTATCTCAGTCCAGATAATATCCTTGAAGGTATT